CTTCGCCATCCCACGCACGGCACCAAGGTCGCCAGCATCGAGATGGAAGCCGAATACGACGAGCGCAACGGCTGGGAGCGATACGAGCCGTACGATGAAAATGCCGCTGTCGAAGACCCGGCAGAAAATGCTATCGTGAAGACGCGCAAACGCCGCACCACAACCCCTGAGGTCTGACATGACGACCACTGCCGGCGACATCATCAACGGCGCCCTGCGGCTGCTGGGCGTGCTGGCAGAAGGCGAAACGCCATCGGCGGCAACGTCGCAGGACGCGCTGTTCGCCATGAACCAGATGATTGATAGCTGGGGCACCGAAAAACTGGCAACGTTCACCACGCTGGAACAGACGTTCTCTTGGCTGCCAGGCTTTATCAGCCGTACCCTTGGCCCGACCGGCGATTTTGTGGGTGTTCGGCCCGTCCTGATGGACGATTCTACCTACTTCATCGATCCGGCCAACGGCATCTCGTTCGGCATCAAGCTGATCAACCAGCAGCAGTACAACGGCATTGCGGTTAAGACCGTGACGTCCACGTACCCGCAGGTGATGTGGATCAACACCAATTTCCCCAACATCGACATGCACGTCTACCCGGTGCCTACCAAGGTGCTGGAATGGCACTTCATCTCGGCGGCGGCTTTGGACCAGCCGGCTACCCTTGCCACCGACATCCTGTTTCCGCCAGGCTATCTCCGCGCGTTCCGCTACAATCTGGCCTGCGAGTTCGCGCCAGAGTTTGGCGTCGAGCCGTCGCTTCAGGTCAAGCGCATTGCAATGTCGTCGAAGCGCGATCTCAAGCGCATCAATAACCCTGACGACATCATGTCGCTGCCGTACAGCATCGTGGGCACCCGCCAGAGGTTCAACATCTTTGCCGGCAACTATTAAGGTGATCCCATGACCTCAGTAGCTATCTCCCAACTTCCCGTTACCACCAGCACGTCTGGCACAGACGTTTTTCCTTTGGTGCAGGGCGGTATCACCAAGCGAATTACGACCCCCAACCTGTTTGCCAGCGCCACGGGCGTTCCGCTTGTGGCCGGCACAACCGGGACGCTGACTGTAGCGCGCGGCGGCACGGGCACGACCACGTCCACTGGGTCGGGCGCAGTCGTTCTAGCAACCAGCCCTACGCTGACAACGCCTGTGCTGGGCGTTGCGACCGCGACATCAATCAACAAGGTCACGCTCACGGCCCCGGCTACCGGGGCCACGCTCACGTTGGCCGACAACAAGGCGCTTCTGGTCAACAACACCCTGACGTTGAGCGGCACCGACTACACCACGATGACGTTCCCGACCACCAGCGCCACGCTGGCTCGGACAGACGCCGCGCAGACGTTCACGGGCACGCAGACGTTTGCTGGTCCGATTGTCGAGAGCGTGCAGACGTTGTCTGGACCGGGCGCGATCAACATCACGCAGACAGTCACCAAGTTCACGTCAACGGCGGCGGGTAACGCGCTTACGCTAGCGGATGGCGTGTCGGGCCAGATCAAGACCATCGTGTATGTCGCCGAGACTGCCGGCGCCGACACGGGCGTTCTCACCCCGACCAACTTGGGCGCGGGCACGACGATCACGTTCACGTCGGTAGGCAACGCTTGTGTCCTCCAGTTCCTGAACTCAGACTGGTGGGTGATAGCCAACTACGGCTGCACGGTGGCCTAAGCCATGAAGACCCCCATCCTCGGCTCATCCTACGTCGCCCGCAGCGTCAACGCTGCGGACAACCGCATGGTCAATCTGTTCCCTGAGATTGTCCCCGAGGGGGGCAAGGAGCCAGCGTTCCTTCAGCGCGCGCCAGGCTTGCTGCTCCAGCAGACCATAGGCACCGGGCCGATCCGGGGATTGTGGGCACAGCAGAGCAGTGCTGCTGCATTCTATGTCGTTTCAGGAAATGGCCTGTACGCCCTGACGAGCCTTACGGCCACACCGCGTCTGCTGGGTACTGTGGCGGGGACTGGGCCAGTCTCGATTGCGTACAATGGCATTCAGTTGTTCATTGCCGCAGGCGCTGCTGGCTACATCTACAACGAAGACACAGACCAGTTTGCCGCCATCACTGACCCGGACTTTCCCGGCGCGGTTACGGTAAGCTATCTGGATGGCTACTTCGTTTTCAACGAGCCCAACAGCCAGAAGATATGGGTCACGGCGCTGTTGGACGGCGCCAGCATCGACCCACTCAATTTCGCGAGCGCCGAGGGCTCTCCAGATGGCGTGGTGGCAGTTCTCGCGGACCACCGAGAACTGTGGGTTTTTGGCACCGACACGACTGAGGTCTGGTACAACGCCGGCGCCGTGGGGTTTCCGCTGGAACGCATTCAGGGCGCGTTCAACGAACTCGGCTGCGCGGCGCCGTTCTCGGTCGCCAAAATGGACAACCAGATCTACTGGCTTGGGCAGGACGCGCGTGGGCGCGGGATCGTCTACAAGGCCGCCGGCTACGTCGGGCAGCGGGTGTCAACGCACGCGGTCGAGTGGCATATCCAAGAGTACAGCGATATCTCTGACGCCACGGGCTACACGTACCAGCAGGACGGTCACAGTTTCTACGTCCTTAACTTCCCATCGGCCAATGCAACCTGGGTGTACGATGTTGCCACGCAGGCGTGGCATGAGCGCGCTGCGTTTGAAGATGGCGAGTTCACGCGCCACCGCGCGAACAACATGTGCAACTATCAGGGCAACATCGTCGTTGGCGACTATCAGAACGGCAACGTCTACACGTTCGACCTGACGGTCTACAGCGACAATGGGCAGCCGCAGAAGTGGCTGCGGTCATGGCGCGCTCTGGGACCGAACCAGAACAATCTGCGCCGCACCGTGCAGCACAGCTTGCAACTGGACTGCGAGACGGGCGTAGGGCTGGACTTGTACCCGGCGTATGACGCAGAGGATCTGGTCACAGAGAGCGGCGACTTCTTGGTCACCGAGGATCTGTCGTACCTCACCACAACGTCGTACCCCGCGGCCCCCGGCTACAACCCCCAGGCCATGCTGCGATGGTCTGACGACGGCGGGCACACCTGGAGCAATGAGCACTGGAGTTCCATGGGCCAGATCGGGCAGTTCGGGCACCGCACTTTCTGGCGTCGGCTCGGCATGACCCAGAAGATCCGCGACCGCGTGTACGAGGTGTCGGGCACTGACCCGGTGCGACTGTACATCATGGGCGCTGAGTTGATCCTCAACGGGACAAATGCCTGATGGCGGCGTCCAACCCCACCCAGCTTACCCCGCCGCGCGTTCCGGTAATCGACGACCGCACGGGCGCGATCTCGCGCGAGTGGTACAGGTTCTTCTTGAGTCTGCTGGTCGCCACGCAGAACACTCAGGACGCGCAGGCAAGCCAGATCGACACCAGTACCTTTGCTGCGTCAATCGACGCGCAACTGAACACGTTGGCTCAGGCCACGGAGAGCCAGCCGCAGGGCGCGTCTGTTGATGACGTGGCGGTCTTGCAGACCCGGATACAGGACCTAGCGGCCTCGTTAAACCCCTCGGGCCAGAGTTTTCTGGCCCCGGTGTGGGACGCCATACAGAGCCTGACGCTGACGCCGTCCGTCAATCTGTCGGACATCAATGCGAATAACTTCTCAGGCGTGCTGTCTGTAGACAAGGGCGGTACTGGCGCGGCAACGCTCACGGGCTATGTCAAAGGCAACGGAACGGCCGCGTTCACCGCTTCAGCCACCATCCCCGCCACTGACGTAACCAACCTCAACTTCTTCTCTCAGCCGACGCCGAATGCTCAGACGGCGACTGTCACCCTGACAATCGCCAACTTGCTGACGGGCGTCATCACCGCTACTTCGGCCACGGCAGTTGCGTTCACGCTTCCGACAGGCACCTCAACGGACGCGGGCGTGCTGTCGGGCACCGCAGCGGTTGACACCAGTTTCGACTGGTACGTGATTAATCTGGGATCGGCTCTCGGCGCGGTTACAATGACTGCCAACACGGATCATACGTATGTCGGAGACGCTACCGTTGCGATTTCGACCTCTGCTCATTTCCGTACCCGCAAGACGGCGACAAACACTTATGTCTCGTACAGGTTGTAAGGAATAAATCATGTCGGTGAACATCAGTAACATCATCCCGGCCAAGACCGCCGAGGCGGCGCAGACCACGCAGTACACCTCCACGGGTGTTCAGACGATCATCGACAAGTTCACGGCGACCAACTACAGCGCGTCGCCCGTGACCCTCAGTGTCAATCTGGTGGCGTCGGGCGGTAGCGCGGGCAACGACAATTTGATCGTCAAGACCAAGACGCTTCAGGTGTCCGAGACGTATACCTTCCCGGAGTTGATCGGGCATGTGCTGCCAAATGGTGGGTTCATCTCGACGCTCGCGGGCACTGCCACGGCGGTCAACATCCGCGCGTCGGGCCGGCTGGTAAGCTGATATGTTTGTGCGACGGGTAACAGCCGCAGACATACCCGCGTATGTGGCGCCCAGCAAACAGTTCATAGACACAACGCCGTTGGCGAGGTTTGTTGATTTCGACGTGGGCGACATCGAGAACTTCTTGCGGCAGGCGCTTGAGAACCCAGACGTTGGCATGTGGCTGGTCGAAGGCGACGATGGGGTTATCGGGATCTGCGGCGCCATCTTATACCCTTTGTATTTCAGCCCCCGTAACAAATTGGCGCAGGAACTGTGGTGGTGGGTAAAACCATCTGCCAGAGGCAGCGCGGCAGGGCGGCAGATGAAGGCTTGCATGGAGACTTGGGCGCAAGAACACGGCGCGGCGGCCATGTTCATGATTGCCTTGGCGAATGACAAAGCCGAAAAAGTTGCTAAATTGTATTCCCGCGCTGGATACACGCCGCTGGAGCATACGTTTGCCAAGGAGATAGGCACATGGCAATAGGTACTGGCGCTGCAATTCTGGGGAGCGCCGTCATTGGCGGCGTGGCGTCCTCAATGGCCGCAGGGCAGGCCGCAGACGCGCAGGCCAATGCGTCTAGGAGTGCTAACCGCGCCGCAGCGCGGCAGTTCGAGCGCCAGGTCCAGCTTCAGGCGCCGTTCCGGCAGGGTGGCCTGACGGCACAGCAGCAGTACATGGCTCTCCTTGGGCTGTCGCCGCCTACTGTCTACGCCGGGGGCACCATGACGCCGCCGTCCCTGACAGGACCAGATGGCCGACCGCTGACAGGGCAAGCACTCCGCATTGCACAAGAGAACATGGCGCGGACGCCAGAGTTGCAGGCCGACCCCAACAACCCTGAGTTCGGCAAGTACGCGCGCGATTTCAGTATGGCCGACTTTCAGGCCGACCCTGGCTACGCTTTTCGGCTGTCAGAAGGTATGAAGGCTCTGGAAGGCCGCGCTGCGGCGCGTGGCGGGTTGCTGTCTGGCAACACGCTGCGGGGCATTACGAACTACGGCCAAGAGGCGGCCAGCCAAGAATACACGAACGCCTTCAACCGCTATCAGGTAAACCGCGCCAACCGGCTGAACCCGCTAGAGAACCTGATGGGCGCGGCTCGCTCGTCCACCAACCAGTTGGCCGGCGCGGCCAACGTGCTGGGCCAGACGCAGAGCCAGAACATCCAGAACGCTGGGCAGGCTCGCGCGTCTGGATATGTCGGCTCGGCCAACGCGCTGTCGAACGCGCTGAGTGGCGGCATCAACCAGTATCAGGACTACCAGTTGATGAACCGTATCTTCCCCGGACAACAGTCATCTCCTTTGGGGGATTGGATTGTGCCGGGCGGTACGGCAGCGCCTTGGGTAAACCCCGGCTAAGGACATTACGACATGGTCGATAATACGATTGCCCTGCGGGTCCAGACGCCCCAGCTTGAAAGCCCGATCAACCGCATGGCACGCGGGCTGCAGTTGCAGGCGTACAAGGCGCAGGCGGACACGGCGCAACAGGATCTGGCTACGCGGAACAGCTTGCGCGACATCATGTCTGCGCCGGGGTTCGACATTACCGATCCGAAGAACGCGCAGGCGCTCATGGCGGCCGATCCTGAACGCGGCGCAAAGATGGTTTCCGGCATGACTGCGGTGCAGGATTTCGGGATAAAGAAGGCAGACGCAGGGCGCAAGACGCTCGCCAATGGTCTGTTTGGTCTGCTGCATGATTCCTCTGACGGCAACATCGACAACGTGGCTACTCTGCTGCGCGCGCAGGGCGTCCCCGCAGACGCTCTGAACGCCACCGTGGCATCTCTCAAAGGTCTTCCGCCAGAGCAGCGCGCCAACAGCGTGAAACAATACATCGCCACAGATGAAAGCGCGCGTGAAGCCCTCAAGTTCACGATGGGCAACTGGACCGAACGCAGTGACGGCGCAAACAAATGGCTGGAAGATACCAATCCGAACAGCCCTTCGTTCGGCACACGGGTTTCTGAGGCCAAGTTGATGGCCAGCCCTGACGCGCTGCTCGCGGCAAGCACGGC